ATGACAACAGTTTGACGCCTGTTGAACCAAAAATGCCTGATTTTAAGGTGTCAACACAGTATTATCAGGTAGAAAATGGGTTTGAACGCCTTGGAATGGGTAGAGAAGACGAATATTTCTGGAAAACCTCTAAAGAGAGGGCAGAAATTGAAAATATTGGTGAAGAATCTTCCGAAGAGGGTGATAAATAAAACATAGAATACAATATTAAATGCCAGTACAGCGCCAAAGTAAGAAATTTAAGGACATTTCGTCCAGTTTTCAGGTGAATCCCATCACTTTTGACTTGCTGGCGCTTACAAATGCGAATGCAATTCAACGTTCTATTAGAAATCTTGTTCTTACGGGGCAAGGTGAGCGATTTTTCCAACCAGAATTGGGTTCACAGGTAAATAATTTACTGTTTAGTCAACTTGATGAGATTACAGCATCGCAAGTTAAGGATGAAATTGAAAATGTAATCACAATTTATGAACCAAGAGTGGAATTGATTGAAGTTACAGTCAATCCCGACTTCGATACCAATGAATTGAACTGCACAGTGGAGTATAACATCATTGGTGCTGAGGTAGCACCACAACAGTTAACGTTTGCATTACAGCCGACACGATAATGTCATTAGTAAATTTTTCTGATCTTGATTTCGATCAGATAAAAACGTCCATCAAGGACTATCTACGCTCTAATAGTAACTTTACAGATTACGATTTTGAAGGATCGAATCTGTCAACGATTATTGATGTCTTAGCATACAACACTTATATTACCTCATACAACGCTAACATGTTGTCGAATGAGGTTTTTCTTGATAGTGCAACACTAAGAGAGAATGTAGTCTCCCTTGCAAGGAATATTGGGTATGTTCCTGCTTCAAAGAAGGCAGCATTAGCAAACATTAGTTTTTTTGTTGACACAAGTGCGCTATCATCTCAACCAGAAACGTTAACTGTTAACAAAGGTCCTATTGCAGTATCTAGACTCTTTGGTGCTGAGAACTATACTTTCAATCTTTTAGATGATGTTACTGCAACGGTTTCTAACCAAGAAGCATCTTTTGATAATATCTCTGTATATGAAGGAACATACGTTACTACTAAGTTTACAGTAGACTCATTCGATCCGAATCAAAGATTTATCTTACCTAATGCTGGTATTGATGTCTCTACAATCAGAGTTGATGTAAAACCATCAGCAACTTCGTTAATTAAGAGGAAATATATTCAGGCAGATAGTTTATTCGATGTAGGTTCTGAATCGCCCGTATACTGGGTGCAGGAGATTGCAGACGAGAGATATGAACTTATCTTCGGTGACGGTGTATTTGGAATTAAATTAGACGCACCTTCGGAGATTGAAGTTGCTTATCTGGTTACAAATGGAGAAGGTGCAAATAATATTACAGGTTTAGGTTGGATTGGTAAGGTTACTTCGGCAAGAGGTGGTAATACTATCCTTGCTCAGGTTTCTCCACTGACTAGTGATGCACCATCATTTGGTGGAAAGAACATTGAAAGTGTTGAATCTGTTAAGAAGTATTCTTCCAGAATCTATTCATCACAGTTCAGAGCAGTTACTGCTGCTGATTATGAAGCAATCATTCCAACTGTCTTCCCTCAAGCAGAATCTGTTGCTGCTTTTGGTGGAGAAGACTTGACACCACCACAGTTTGGTAAGGTATTCATCACGATTAAACCAATCAATGGCTCTTACCTGTCGATTGCAAGTAAGGAAAATATCAAGTCTTCAATCAGACAATACTCTGTTGCAGGTATTGTACCAGATATTATTGATTTAAAATACCTTTATGTAGAACCAGAAGTTACAGTATACTACAATCCAAATAGAGCATCCTCTGCTGCTGATGTTGGAACCATCGTCAACTCCAATGTAACCAGGTATGCTGCATCAGAGGAGATGAATAAGTTTGGTGCAAGGTTTAAGTATAGTAAGTTCTTGAAGATTATTGATGATAGTTCAGTTGCTATCACATCAAACATCACAACAATCACCATGAGAAGGGATTTGAGAGTGGTGTTAAATAGTTTTACCGAATATGAAATCTGTTTTGGTAACAGATTCTACATTAAGAACCACGGACACTCTGCAATGAGCGGAGTTGGATATAATATCAAATCCTCTGGATTTAATGTGAGTGGTATCGTTGGAACTGTTTATTTGGCAGATGTGCCAAACAGAGGATTTGAAACTGGTGTAGTCAATTTGATTCAGTTAGATTCTCCTACAGAACCAAAGGTTGTTAGAAGTAATGTAGGAACGATTGATTACATTAAGGGAGAAGTTAGACTATCTCCAATTAATATTACAGGAACAGTTTACAGTGATGTATATCCTTTGATTGAAATTTCAGCAGTTCCATATTCAAATGATGTGATTGGACTTCAGGACTTATATCTACAGTTAGATGTAAGGAATAACAATATCGTTAACTTACCTGACAACATTGCATCTGGTAATGATATTTCTGGAAGCAACTATCTGGTTACATCTAGTTTTGCAAATGGTGAATTGGTTCGTGGACCTGTTCTACTTGCAAATCAAATTTCTAGAGAGACTGCTACAACCTTGAATAGAAATATCAATCGCTCTCGTACTACCAGCACTCAAACAACCAGTGCAACTACACAGTATACATCAACCCCAATAAACACAACCTCAGGCGGAAGTTCTTCCTATTAATGGCGTAAAATGATATCAACAGATTCTCAAAGAGTACAAGTCCAGGATGTAGTCGGAACTCAACTTCCATCCTTCGTGAGGGATGACTTCCCTCTAGTCGTAGAATTTTTAAAGGAATATTATGTTTCTCAGGAATATCCTGGAGCATCTGTTGACTTATTGAATAATATTGATCAGTATGTAAATCTTACCACATTAACGAGCAATACTAATACTACTGAGACATCTTCAGCAGTTAGTATTGGTGATGATACCATTTCTGTGTCTTATAATATTCGTGAAGGTATCTTAGGAACATATCAGTTCCCCGACAGAAATGGACTGATTCAAATTGATGATGAAGTTATTCTATACAGAGAGAAAACAACCACAAGTTTCCTTGGTTGCGTTAGAGGATTCAGTGGTGTTACCTCATATAAGAGTTCAACGCCAGATAAATTAACTTTCACAGACTCAGTAGTAGCACAGCACGATAAAGGTTCTACTGTAAAGAATCTGAGTGCGTTAATTCTCAATGAGTTCTTACTTAAGTTCAAGAGGCAGTTTGCTCCAGGATTTGATGAGAGAACTCTTGCTCCTGAAGTAAATGAGAAGTTATTTGTATCTGAAGTAAATTCCTTCTACAAAGCAAAGGGAACAGACAATTCCTTTAAGATTCTGTTCAAAGCACTCTTTGGTGAAACCGTAGAAGTATTACGTCCATCGGAAAATCTCTTCAAACCTTCCGATGCAAACTACAAGATTACAAAAGATGTTGTAGCAGATTTAATCTCTATCGATGGAACTGATGTTGACAGTTCTGAAAGAACACCATTAGATTTAAAAAATCAAACATTATTCCAAGATGGATACGGAAATGTAACTATCGGCACTGATAAGACTGCAAAGTATGATATTGAAAATGCATCTGCAACTATCAGTGATGTAGAAAAAGTTTTTGAAGGCGGTAAAGAATATTGGAAGTTATCTCTTGGATTTGGATACTCTAGAGACACTCCTGTCGATGGAACTATCTTTGGTGACTTTACTATCCATCCTAAGACTAGAAACTTAAATTCAGTTTCAGCGGGTGCTACTGCCATTGACGTAGATTCTACACTTGGTTTCCCAGAGTCTGGAGAACTGGCAGTAGTCTATGATAGTGGCGATGCTGGCATTGTAAGTTATACTTCTAGAACTGTAAACCAGTTCCTAAGTGTTGATGGAGTTTCTCAAGAACTTACAAGAAACTCTGATTTGAGATTGAATGTATCTGCATATGCATATGTTGGTATTGGAACTACAACAAGAATTGATTTAAGAATTGGTGGTGTTTTAGATGAAGTTAAAATTACATCCCCCAAAACTTATAACTTTACCGATGAAGACGTTGCAAGAATCAGTTCTCTTGGCATCACGACTGACGTACCTACTTCGTACAGTTGGATTTACAACATTGCTCCAAGTTTTGAAGTTGAGAGTGCAGTACAAATTAACTCCGACAACATCACATACAGAATCACTACTACGGTGCCAAATGATTTCATTAATGGCACTAGGCTTTTATTCGACTCTAACGGGCAGCAGTTTGAAGCGAACGTTTCTAGCGTATCAAATGACAGGACTTTTACTGCCGTTACTGGAAGATTAATTACAGTAAACTCTGTTACTGTTCAAAGGGTAGCAACTAGAGCATTTATCGATCCTAACTACTCTTCTCAGAGTGGTGGTGCAGAAAATACTCTTACCGATGTATCCAATGTTTATGTTACATCTGATGGAAAGTCTCTGGTAGCAGCATCCTCCATCCCATACTATGCATCCAATCCTCTTCAGACTAACAAGAGGCAGTCCATCCTGAATGGTGCATACTCTGGAGATACTTTCACAATTCCTCAGCATGGATATTATAGTGGCGATGCTCTTTACTATGAAAAGTCCAGAACTTCCACAACAGTTGAAGGCGTTAAAGTAGAAACTGTAAATGGATTTGATAATCTGTTTGAAAGAATCTACTACGTTAAAAGAGTAAACGATAATCAAATCAAACTGGCAACAAGTCAGTCTAACCTTTACAATAACAATTTTGTTTCAGTTGATGGAACTGTAACTAATAACAAGTTATATCCATCTGAATTCCAAGGAAAAGAACTTAACAACCAAAGACTTCTTAGAAAGTTTGAGACTCCCGATGAAGAGTCTGGAACATACCCCACCCAACCAGGTGCCAAAATTGGTATGTTAATTAATGGAGTTGAGATTCTCAACTACAAAGCAAATCAATATTGCTACTATGGAACCCTGGATGGCGTAGATGTTTCAAATCCTGGTAGCGACTATGATGTTATTAATCCACCCCTTCTTGTAATTAATGATGCTGTAGGAACAGGTGCAACTGGTGTTGCTGCTGTTAGAGGAAACTTAGACAGTATTCAAATTATTGATAGTGGTTTTGACTATGTTGAGGAACCAATTATCACTATCACTGGTGGCAATGGTAGAGGTGCGGTAGCAAAAGCGAATACAATCTTCATTGATTATGCTGCATCTGTTAATGCAGAGAATCCAAATCGAATTGCTATTGGTGGTTCTGATACTGTTGGATTTACAACATTCCATAAGTTCAGAAATGCTGAGCAAATCATCTACAAACCAGATGGACAAACTGGAATTGTTGGATTGGTAACGGATGCGAAGTATTATGTTCAAACTGTTGATGCATTCACTATCAAACTGTTTAAGAATGAGGGTGATGCAATCACTGGTTCTAACGCTATTGGATTAACTGGACTTGGAAAAGGAACTCATAGATTCCAGTCAGTTAATAAAAAGCGTATCATCTCCAACATTTTTGTTGAAGATTCTGGCGAAGGATATGAAAATAAAGAAAGAAAGATTGGTACAGTTGGTATTCTGACTGCATCAAACTATATCAACATTGAGAATCATGGTTATTCTTCTGGTGAACGTGTTCGCTATTCATCTACAGGTGATGTAGCAGAACCCCTTGCAGCAGATACATCTTATATCGTAACTAAGGTTGATAATGATAATTTTGCTCTGTCTAGCGTTGGACTTGGAACAACAGGAGCAAACTTCTACTATGACACAAATCAGTACATTGATATTGCCACACAAGGAAGTGGAGTTCACTCATTCAACTATGAACCCATCACCGTAGCAGTTACTGGCAAAATTGGAGTAACTACATTTGCTGGACAAGATTCTTCTACATTCAATGCAGTAATTCAACCCCTCTTCAGAGGCACCCTGGAGAGCGTACAACTGACTTCAAACGGAGTTGGGTATGGTTCTTCCGATATCATTGGATTTGATAGACAACCTAGAATTTCTGTGTTCAGTGGACATGAAGCAGAACTTCTGCCCGTTGTAAGTAATGGAAGAATTCAAGAAGTTCTTGTAGTTAAGTCTGGTAGTGGATATAATTCTGCACCACACTTGAAAGTTAGTGGATTGGGTAAGGATGCAATTCTAACTCCTGTTCTACTCAATGGCGCTATCGATAGAGTCGTCATTCAAAATGCAGGTGTTGACTACACTGAGGATACAACTGTAGCAGTTATTCCTAGTGGTACTGGTTCGGTATTTAATTCTAAGATTCAAACCTGGAATGTAAACCTATTCCAGAAGTATTTTGACAACATTACTGAAGATGATGGTATCTTAGAACCAGGATTGAATTCGGATTATGGCATTCAATACACTCATGTGTATGCTCCAAGAAGTTTAAGAGAATCTGTTTTCAGCAAATCTGCAGGCAATAACACTGAATTTGGAACACCAGACTTACTTAAGTTAAATGGACTTGAGCAAACCTCTGAAAATCATTCTCCTATCTTAGGATGGGCATATGATGGCAATCCAATTTACGGACCTTTTGCATATAACACAACCACTGGTGGTTCCATCAAGGAGATGAAGTCTGGATATGAGCGTATCACCAGAGCAAATCGTCCCGCTGCTTTCCCTCTAGGTTTCTTTGTTGAAGACTTTGAGTATAAGGGCACTGGAGATTTGGATGAGCACAACGGAAGATTCTGTGTTACTCCAGATTATCCAAACGGAACGTATGCATACTTTGCCACAATCGGCATTGTAATTGATGGTTCAGGACCTTTCAGAAATTATCGTCCACCTCAGTTCCCATATCTGATTGGTAATAGTTTCAATAACAAACCAAATCAATTTAACTTTGAATTTGATTCAAATCAGGATGTCTTTGATTTGAATAATAGCGAATACTTTAGAAATGTCACACCATATAAGATGAACTCTTCTGGTGTTGACTACAAGTATCTGCTTCAACCAAACAAAGTAAAGAGTCCATCTATTACTATCAATGATACTAGAAAAGGTAGTATTGAAACCGTTGGCATCTTAACTGGTGGTAAGGGTTACCAAGTAGGAGATAAGATTGTATTTGAATCTGTTCTCGAAAATATTCCAGTAATTCCTGCAAGAGCAAGAGTTGGTAGAGTTTTAGGAAAACCCGTAAGCACTGTTAGTGTAGCATCATCCATTATTGACAACCTTGAAGTTGTACCTAATGGAAAAAATTACGTTGCATTCTCAACAGCACCCAACTTATTCTCAACAAGAGAGGTTGTAACCGTTGCTGGACT